CTTTAACACAAAAACCCCATCGCCCATTCCGACCTCGCAGGCGCACAGGCTAGCACTTTGTTTTGCCCCATTAACGACATCGGGATGGTACTAGGTTATAAATAAAAGTGGTACAAGATTGTTACTTCTTGTACCACTAGAATATTACTGTCTATAGCACATTATTTCTGTTAAAATATAACCAGGTACTTCATTTCCATATACCTTATTAGTATCATAAAAGTATACTGTTTTTCCATTATTTTTAGTCATAATACCCTCAGTAATTTTTACATTAGTTTCTAACCCAGCAGGCGTATTATGTGAATAATTAACATCAAATTCATATTTACTAGGAGCACTAGTTCCAGATGCCGCAATTGGGCAAGAAACAGTTGCATATAACCTGTCATTTTTTAGATTGTATTTAACATACATTTTACTTAACGTGCTTGAACTATTTTCCCAAGTTCCTGTAATATAGCAATACTGGTATAAAATTGGTGTAAGACCCATAATTACCTTTGCAATATTGAATCCCACTTCAGTAGACCCATTAGCATTAGGGTGATAATAATTATTTGTATTCCAATAATTGTTAAACTCATCAAATCTTACCCACCCCTGCATATTTTGACAGTGAATTTTTCTGCCTACATTGTTTGCTACATAATTAAAATAATCCAGCTGGTCGTAGAAGTCCCTATTAAATCCATTATCTCTAATGTCATTTACCATGCTATAATCGAAGAACCAATAAATAGGTGCGTCAGTATATTGTCTTAACTTGTCAACCCAATTCTGTAAATAAGTTACAAAAGTTTCTTTAGGTGTCATTGGGTTATATTCATTAAGACCAGCAATCAAGATACAACAACTAACCTTAGTGTGGTCAAACGTATTATCAGAAACAAAATCATCAATCTGTTTCATATAACCTTTCTCAACAATAAATCCAGATCCGCCATAGCTATAATTATGAACACCCATTCCAGTGCAAGAATTTAACACCTGAGGTATTCTTACGTTGTTAGGGTCGTGAGTATAGTCAACCCAACTATCACCAAATAAAACAATTTCTGTTTTATTTGCATATTTAGCATCTTCAATATTTTTTAGTATATTATTATCAGTACTTTCTCTATTTGCAACTTCTGTTGCAAGACCATTAGCTACCCTAACAGTTTCCTGTCTATATTCTTCAACTTGTGCGTTATAGTTACCAGTAACAACCCAGTAATTAGTATCAGTAATTTCAGTATTAGCAGGAACAGGCTTCTTACTAGTAAAACTATTCCCTAAATGAGTAACAACAGTCAATGGTTCATAACTCAAACCACTAATCCACTCACTACTCCCATTTCCATCGTCAAAAAACTTCGGCACATACCTTGCTCCAATATACTGTCTGTTCATATTATTTTTCTCCTCTCGTTAATAGCTTAAAACTAAGTGACCATATTCTGGTTGTAAATCAAGCGTAATGTCTAAACCAGTTGTGTTAAACGTAATACTCTCCCAATTTTCAGGTATATTATAAATAATATACCCACTGTTAGAAATTTCAACAAATATCATTGTTGATAAGTATTGGGTTACAATTTTTTCAATATAACTAGTGTCAAAATCATCAATCCATTTATTAACAGTGTCAAGTTCTTTTTTCAAATCATTTAACTCATTACCTATAATTTTGTCCTGGTCAATAAGGTTATTGATGTACTTAACAACTTTGCATAAAATTTCATAATAACTTAGGCTTTCATCATATACAAGTGGAAGTACTTTATAGCACCACATTTTGAAATAATGCGTTTTGCACATATATATCACTCCTTTCATTACCAAAGTCCAAAGAATAAATCACTGAATTCTTCAATAACCTGCATATCAATGTTAAGAAAAGTTTCCCTAAACTTATTCAACAGACTGCTAAAACTTTCTGTACCCTGTTTACCGACAATAGTTTCCAGATAATCCTCAGTAGTGTTGCTACTTTCAGTATTACTTGTAACACCGTCAACCTTACTAGTTGTATCCTCTGTTTCACTATAATCAGTACCAGTCTTTTCAGTTGTGTTAGTTTCCTCGTTTCCAGTTCCGTTCACATTATCTGTAATCTTTCTTGCGTTTGTCAGATAGTTCTCGTTCTCCAAACCAGTGATAGCACCTTGTGGTGTATCAGAATACAAATCTCTCTTTGTTTCATCGCTACCACTCGTTGTATTTCTTGTACCACTACCTGTACTATCTGTATTTCTATTACCTGTCAGTGTTCTCTTACCAGTAGTATTATCTGTTCTTGTTCCATCTTCTTTACTTGTACCCTCGACATTTCTTTCATGGTTTCTAGTTAAGTTCACATCGTGCATTGGATTGAACTCAATCTTAGCACTTTCATAAAGCTGATTGTAATACGGCATAATCTCTTCAAGCCTTGTATTCATCCAAAGTGTCCAGATACCCACCGTTTCACAACAAATCTCGCGCAAATAATAGTGCTTCAAAATCTTCTGACAAAGTACACTTCTGTATTCTTCATCAAAGAATGGTGCTTTACTCGTAAAAATTTTATTCCATGAATTAGCAATAATGTTGTCAACATCACCACTACCACCAGACATTTCAAGTCCACTTTTGCTCTCACATATGAACCTAACTTCTGTTGTGTATTTACTCATAACCATCACCATCCTTATCAACTGTACATAGAGCGTAGCAAACAAGAGCAGTAGCACCAAATAATGTACCAACAATGAAAGAAATAAACTCACTCATTTCCTGCACCTCCTATTGTATCTGCACCAGCATCATCTGGTATAGTATCATTAGCAACCTGTTGAAAATCTTCACGATAATTGACCTCAATATTAGTCCCAAACATGGCGTTAATTTTTTCAACAGCTTGACGTCTACTCTCTAATCTGCTATACCTGCTCGCTACAGTACCACCTTGATTCCTAGATACTTCATCAGTAATTAACCTTTCTTTTTTCTGAATGTTAATATTACTGATACCAAGATATGTCAACGCTTCGTTCCATATCTGCGTCTTTAACTGATACAATTTATCACAAACATACGGCGCACCTGTCTGCAAAACTTTTAACGCATTTAAGTCCAAGTTCTTATCTCCAAAAATGAACGGTGCGTTACCCTCAAATTCCTTATACAAGTTAATCAGCGTCAACCGTTGTTTCTCTGTACCTTGCACTAAAACCGGAGTTTTCTGTGCGTTTGCATTAACATCAATAATCCTATCAATGTTGTACAATCTTCTTGAAAACATTTTAACGTCAAGTATACTATTTGTGTGCAAGTAATTGTTCCAGATAATTACGCTATTACTTTCTTTCAATAACTTCTGATAGTTGTTATATCCAGAGTAAGCTCTACGCAAAATAGGGTTACCATACACATCAAGTCTACCATTTGTAACACAATCCAAGCACAAGTTCCCAAGAACATCATCATCAAAGTACACCATGCAACCAGTTTCAAATAGATGAAGTTCAAGATACCTTGTGTCAACACTAGGCGGTAAGTTCTTCCACTCAAACATACTTATAGCCAACTCTGTCAGCCTGTTTAAATACTGCATATATGTCAAGTTATTCAGTGTAGCACTGTCACCAAACATATCCGTACTTCCATGCTTTCTACTCATATCTTAATCTCACCACCTTTACACTGTATTATCCAAATTATACTGTCCAATCTCTGAACCATTCTTCCAGAATGTAATTCCATTATTATAGATATTACAAATTTTCTTCATATCGTCTGATGGAATACTACCTGTTAAAGTGCAACCAACGGTCTTAACATAGTTCCAATGTGGTCTACTGTTTCTATTTGGCACTTTTACTCGCTTAATTGCATAGCCAAACATAGTAAAATAATCGTCAATCATTCTAGCGAATTGAGCTGTAACAGAGCATCTACCACCATAAAACTGTTGCTTATTGTTTGCCACATTTGCACCACCATTGTTAAGATTTCCTTTGCTGATATCAGCGGCTATAGATGCTTGGTATGCTTGTGATAATGTATTAGAAATTTGTGAAATAGCATTCAACTCCATATTGTACCCTGCTAATGGATGCCAAATAGAATTAAGAGCTGTCGTAGCTATATTAGCAGTAGTTCCTACAGCGATAGGTAAACTATTTTGTGCTATCCATGCTTGATATGCGTCAACATTCCATGAGCACATAGGATAACTGTGCAACTGAATACTTTCAGTATTCAAAGTTGTATAGCCACCTAATTCGCTATACCCTGCAACACCTTTATAACCACAAGCTCTAAGAACGGCAACAACTGGTTGTGTGATAGTTCCACTAATTTCAACAACTGGTGTGAGGTTTGGAAAGAACTCATAACGTAATGTTAATTCACTACCAGACGCATTATCAACATGATAGAAATTGTAAGGGTAAGTATACAGTTTTTTGTTCTTTGGTTTGTATCCGTTTAAAGTATCTGATACACTTATTCCTGCTAGCGTTACATTATTTTTTAATGCGCCTGCACCATATGATATTTTGTGCGTTGATGGTATATCTCCAATAAATATTTTAGGAAGCATGTAAACAGAAATAATTGAGTCTGGTTTTTTATTATAGCTACTAATTTTCTCGTTAATAGCTGTAACATCTGTACTGTTATATACCCAAAGCTCCGCACTACCATATATGCCATCATATAGTGTTCCATTTGTTCCTTCGTCTATATCAACTATAGCTAAGCACACAGCCATGTCACTCATGGACAAAATAGGTGCATAGCTATTAAACACATACTCCCCAGTTGCAACGCTTTCTGGTTCAATGTGCTCGCCTATGATATCTGTTTCAGTGTGTTCTCTTTCAACAAAGCAATAATCAACACTATAATCAAAGAACCATGTCTGCATAACATCAAGTTCGAAGTAAATTTCTGCACACTCATTGTTCACAAATTCAACCGATGTTATGAAAGCATAAAACCACTTATTTCCGTAAGCTGTATTCTGGAACATCATGTAATTACAGTCATACAGATTGTCGGCTTTAATTCCAACCCTAGCTACACCACGTTTTACTCTTTGATATGTGTAATTAGTTAGATTGTATTTCTGCAAACCAATAAAGTAATTGTACTGTTCTGTTGCACTTGCAAAGTATATTGTATGGTCATAGGTTGTATCAAGAGGTACGTCTTTAAGCAACCTTATATTTGTTGTAGGTTGTATATACATACAATCACTCCTTTACGCAATTTTCTAGTAAAGGGTATATCAGAAAAGTGATACACCCTTACAGTTAAAATCTTATCCCTTGTTAAGAGTAACAGTTGCGTCAACAGCAGTAGAACCATTGATGGTAGTAGCCGCAGTGTAAGTAGTTCCGTTAATCTCTGCAACAAGTGTGATGCCTGTTGCAACCTGTGAAGCTGGGATAATAAGTCCACCGTATCTCTGAACAGCGATACCAGCATTTGTAAGTGCTTTTGTCTGAACAAAGTTCACATTCTGCGGATTAAGACCTGTTTTTTCAATGTCAGTACTGATAGTAAATACAGTAGCAACATCGCTTTCACCTTTAGCGTCCACATGAACAGTAACAGTTTCAGGTAAAGTAACGTCAGCTGTGGATGTAACAAACACAACGGCATTTGCGAACGGAGAATTTGACACTGTTTTCCAAGTATGATAGAAGTAGTTCCAGTACAAACCAGAGGCAACATACTTCTCCGTGAATTTGTTGTTATTGTCGTAAACCTGAAACCAGTTTTCGTCCAGAATGACAGCCTTTACGTTTGCCAACAGTGCTAACTCATCTGTGGTAACTTCCTCAATACCGTCAGAGTTTGCTCTGATAATATCAAAACGCTCATTGTCAAAATCAGTCCAGTTGTCAATGAGGAACAGCCTACCCATGAAGTCAGCCTTATCCATGTTGAACGCACTTGCAAGCACATTTACGTCAAACTGTGCGTTGAACATAGCGTCCATGAAGATAACCTGTCTATGTTTAGGTGTGTTCGTCTTAACAGCAGCTTCATTATAGTCATTAGACATAAATGGTAACAGATTAGAAGTACCTCTAAACTGTACAGCCGCTTCGCTAAGGTCTGCACCTGCTCCAATAGAAGTAGGGAACATTTTTCCGTTACTGATTGCTTTGATAAGAAGGTACTTAAAGAGCAGGAACTCGTCGTACTCTGCGGCGGTATAAACACCGTCTACAATCTTAGCGATAAGGTTCTGAACACCCTCAACGCTAAGAAATGCCTGCCGTAAGTCCTCGTCCTGAATAGTAACTGGGTACATCACTCTCCAGTTCATAACGTGGAAAGCTGAACGAACATCTGGAATAGTTCTCTGGAACTCACGTTTAGCCGCTTTTTCAACATTGAAGTCAACAGCTTTTGCGATAGATACGAAAATATCTTCGACAGTTTCACCATACTCGATATAACCTTTTTTGAGAATAGAGTAAGGGTTGTTAAATGTTGCACTCTGTACTCGCACGATCGCAATTCTGTTTACCAAAGCGTTGATAAACTGATTTGCAAAAGCAGGTGTACCGTAGATAACTTCTCCAACTCTTGGAATGTCATTGACACTTGTAACTTCTGGTACGTTCTGCTGATAATCATAAGAAGCGTTCTGTCTAATTACATTTAAAATGTCAATGGTTGACGCATTAAGCGTACTATTTGCAATTCTTCTTGCCATGATTTTATCTTCCTTTCTTAAATGAATTTATTGCTAAATTGTTGTAAACAATTCTGCAAACGTCTTAGGTTTAGGCGTGTCATCTGGTTTAGGTGGTTCGGGGTCAGGGTTTGGGTCTGAACTGTAAAAACGTTCAGTATATTTTTTCCGCCATTCAGCGTCATTTTCTTCGTACTTAGTTTTCCAGTCTGTTCCGTCACCTTTTGCCTTTGTTTCTAAGTCAGATAGCGTGTCAGTTATATCTTCCAGAAATGCGATTGTTTCATCGTCAGTCTGTTCTTCAAATCTTGCTTTAACTTCTGTAATAATTTCTTCTCTAGTTTTTACTGCCATAATGCTCTCCTTTCTATGAGATTTTTTCCCACTTTGTAGTGTCAAATAAGACGCTTAATCTTAATGAAAGAGGATGATTAGGTGAAAGCATAATTACACCATCTTCTGTTACCATAATAATAAATCCCTCTTCATGCTTATAAGTACCTGCTTTGAACGGCATATCTGTTTCTCCCTTCTTATCAATAATGATATCTTATTTTCATCCAAATAGGCATTTTACTCTTTTTAGGTTTTATAGTTGGTGTGCTATCAGTCAAATAGCGATAAATCATAACAGCATTATTCAGTGTGTTGCTTTCTGGAAGATATATATTTTCTGTGTACCATCTTGTTATGCTCTTATCGTCATAATGATCTTGTATGTATTCATAACATCTGTTTGCAAATTCTACACGTAAATCCCACGACTGGTCATGAATACCTTCCCAACACCGATTAAACGCATGTGTTAACATTTCAATATCTGTAGAATCTGATTGCAAAAATTCTGTTAATGTTTGAAATGTATAATCTGCATGTGGTATCCACAAATTCTCATATAATAAGAATGCAAGCTGTCCGTCACCATCGTCCTGTTCATATCCATTTTCTGTTAGCCATGTAGTAAGTTGATATAATCTACCGTGAGTATCTCCATTTACATTTGTCCACTGACCTAGACCATATCCTTTTCGTAAATCAGTTGGCAAACCTGGTGTTAAATTTTGCCACACACCTGGAGACAATGTTGACTCTTGCCAAAAGTTACCACATATTGCAGAAATAACATAAATGCTTGGTGTCATAATTTGCTCTCCTGTTTCATTTTTTCATTCACAATTTTCTGAATAGTTGTGTAGTCATATCCTGCTTGTGCTAGTCTACGCTTACGTTCATCACCATTACACCAGTCACCTCGAATTACTTCAAGAGCAATTTCTTCATTTGTTTTTGTTGTGTGAGTTGAACCACCTTGCATTAACTGATTTACACGCGTTTGTACTGTAACATAGTTAAATCCTGCTTCCTTTAAAAGTAATTTTCTTGTTTCACCATTTCCATACTTTCCACGAATAACATCTAATGCAACAGCATCTAAGTCAACTACTGTGTTAGAATCATTTTCAGTGTATCTTAAATGTACGTCCCAATCACCATCATATTCGTAGTAAGATGCAACGCAAATTTCTTTTCCAGTTTGATCTCCTGTTGCCCCACCTTTTATTGTACCGTTTTCATTGATAGTAGCATGAACTATCTCATTTTCATTGATACTCATAACAACATGTTTTCCAGTTTTAAGGTGAATATCCCCTGCTTTCCATGGTGCTTTACAATCAACAAAACCGCAAGCTCTAAGTTGTTTTTCTAAGTTACCTGTCCATGAATATGGTGAAACATTAAAACCTGCGTTGTGTAAACCAATTGCTACTAAAGATGAACAATCATAATCTGGGCTATAACGATTGGTTTGGTCGTAACCATGCGTGTTATCATTTGCTGTTTCAATCATAAACTGTACTACCATATCAATGTTTGGCATAGTTTAATTCTCCTTTTTATCGCCATAAATGTGAAAAAATTTCATTAACTTATCTGGTAAAATATCTGGATTGATCTTGCAAATATTTTCCAGAATCGAAACTAGTTCTGTTGTACACGCATACAGGACAATCACTGGCAGAACTGGAGTGCTAAACTGAAAGCCAATAATATAACCTTGTGTGTCAACTAACCACGCTATGAAATAGCATAGCATGAAACCAATCTTTTTAAAAAGACCGTCACGCAATTTTGAACTTTTAATATCTTTCAGTTTAACAGCTGTGATGATACCAGCACATAGGTCTAAAAGGTTAAAAATTAGTGCTACCATAATAGGGTAAAACTGTTCCATTTCTTTTACTCCTTTCCGTATTTATCTAACATCATTATAGCATATAAATTGACAAAATTCAATAGTTATGTTATAATAAATAAAGAAAGGAAGTGACTATAAATGAACAAATATTATGATGGAACAAAATTATTGTCAATGAATGACATAAACGGAAACAAACCAGAAATATATATGTGTACTACAAATAGAACAGGTGGAAAGACAACATATTTTGGACGTCTTTGTTTAAATAGATTCCTAGATAAAGGGGAAAAGTTCTGTCTTATTTATCGCTTTAAGTATGAACTAAACGATGTTGTAGACAAGTTTTACAAAGATTTGAATAGTTTATTCTTTCCTACACATGAAATGACAAGTAAGAAACATGCCGATGGTATTTTCTGTGAACTGTTTTTAGATAAAAAAAGTTGCGGATATGCCTTATCACTTAATAGTGCAGACCAAATAAAAAAATATAGTCATTTATTTTCTGATGTTATGCGAATGATATTTGACGAATTTCAGAGTGAGACAAATCATTATTGTGATGATGAAATTAAAAAATTTCTCAGCATACATACTTCTGTTTCAAGAGGTCAAGGTAAACAAGTTAGATATGTACCTGTTTACATGTTAAGTAATACTGTTAGTATCATCAACCCTTATTATGTAGAAATGAATATCAGTGCTAGATTAAAAGACGATACTAAGTTTTTAAGAGGTGACGGTTTTGTTCTGGAGCAAGGGTTCGTTGAAAGTGCTAGTGAAGAACAAAAGACTAGTGGTTTTAATAGAGCTTTTTCCAGTAATTCATATGTAGCTTACAGTAGTGAATGTGTTTATCTTAATGATAACAAAAGCTTTGTTGATAAGCCTACAGGTAAAAGCAGATACATTTGCACATTGAAATATAAAGGGACAGATTTTGGCATACGTGAATTTGGTGAAGATGGTGTTATATATTGTGATGATAGGCCTGACACTACATTTGCTACTAAAATAACTGTAACAACTACCGATCATGAAATCAATTATGTTATGCTAAAACGTAATGATTTTTTCTTATCAAATTTACGCTATTTATTTGAAAGAGGAGCGTTTAGATTTAAAGATATGCGTTGCAAAGAAGCTGTACTAAGCGCATTAAGTTATTAACATTAAACTGGTATCTTCTCATGTTTTCACCAATGAATAAGTGGGATAGCACACTTGAAATTATAGTGCCTACTTTATTTGTCGTTATTGCTAAGCGCATTGTATGGTACATGAGTTAAGGATATAAAGAAAAGCAGAGTAATGAACATTTTGTTCACCTCTGCTTTTTTCTATTATTTATTTTTCACCTGTTGAACCAAACCCACCACGGTCTTTTCCACTAAGATTTTCTACAATTCTAAGCTGTACTAAAGGTTGATGCTCAATGATTCTGAATTGACAGATTCTTGTGTTTTTAGGAATACAACAAGCTCTGGTGGCATACACTGGAAATCCCCACTCATCATTGTTACCGCAATAGGCTTCATCAATTACACCAATAGAATTTGTCATAATGACACCATAATGCTTAAAAGTTGAACTACGCGGTACGACAAGTGCTTCATAGTTTTCTGGTAATTTCATTGCTACACCTAGAGGAATAATCATAAAATCGCCTGCATTCATTTCTACGTCAATAGCTGTACGTAGGTCAATCCAATCACCACCTGCACACGGGGCTATAGGAGTAACATCGTCTCTAACATATTTGATTTCAATTTCTTTTAATTCCATAATTTGTCCCTTTCTATCCATTGGTGTACACATAGGTGTGTTTCTAAAAGCACAATCTTGACAGCCTTTATAAAAACCACATTCATCACATGTGCAACGTTCATAGTCATATTCTGGATATTCACTCGCTAAAGCAGTTGGACAATAACCGTTTACACAAGTTATTCCACAATAATTTACACATCTTTCCATAAATTACCTCATTTCATATGGTGTATCCACGAGTAGTACACCACCACGTATTCTTTTTGGTCTTAATTTTCCCGGTACTTTTAAACCAACTCTAAAGTCCCTCATTGTCCTCTTAATTGGTTCACCAGTTTTGGAATCCAATAAAAATTCTTTTTCATCATCACTCCATTCCTTTTTTATTTTTTCACCTTTACTGTTTGTATAACCATCTGGAGTAGCTGTCCCAGATAATGATAGTTCAAACAAGTCTTTACATTTTTGTGGCATACCTGCACACTTAATGTTGTTGTATGGTTCATCTATAGGAACAAGATTTTCTGCAACAACGTGCTCAATGTATGTCTTTTGTCTGGTAAATATAGCTACATCCCAGTTACTTTCCAATTTCCAACAACAGAAATTTTTATCATGTACTTTAATGCCTACTATTTTTTCTGGTGGAAGATCGCAATGTATACTGTCTGTATCTGCATATATGAAACCTGCTTTATCAACTCCATGATAATTTTTCTGTGCAGCTCTGATAGTGAAATTTCTAGCATAGCTAGTAATAGCTGACCCGACTGGAATATAACCAGCTTTTTTCTTATCTTCTGCAACTGGTAAAAAGCCGATTGAACCATCGTCTTTAACGTAAGCTATTTTAAAACTTGAGTCTGTACTACTTGCCATTTTACCGTACAAGTTATTTAAGAATAATTTTGCAAGTTCACGTAAAGCACCTTTACTTTCCTGCTTAATCTTTTTGTACTTGTCAATGTACTCATCAAATATACCTATTTCACTGTAAAACCAACAGCCATCAAGTATTTCAAAATCAACTAGTTCATAGTGCTCTTTTAATAATTGATAGTCTGTCATCGTTAAAACTAGTTCCACTCTTGTATCGTGTGTGTTACCATCTTCGTCAATCCAATGTGTGTATTTTTTACCTGTTTTCTTATCATACACGTCAGTTGACTCAAGTGCTTCAGTTCCGTCATATAATAATGAGGACTTTATTTGTATAAATGGTAACATATTTTTTTTAATATAAAAACGTGTTTTAACTCTAACAAAGTAATACTTATTTTCTCCTATAGCTTTATCTGGAATCATGTTTCCCTTCCAGAAACACGGTTTACCTACTGGATACCTATTACCACTTTCAGAACTCATCATAGATGGATATAATGAATTAACGTCTGCTGTTGTACCATTTTTGTATATTTTGTTTTCTTTACCTTTAACCAAATAGCACCAACCACCACGGTAAGACTTGCGAACATAATCACCTGCTGTTGGATAAACGTATAACGATTTATCTATTTGAATTGTGTAAAGGTCTGGAAACATTTCCTCATAAGACAGAACGTTTTTAGTTGATGCCTTACAAATTTTTTTGTATTCTTCCAAACAACACGCACCAATGGTTAATTTATCATGTCCCTCTTGAAACATAATTTCAAGTGACTCTTTTACAACTAAAACGTCATTAGCAATATACTTTTTTTCTTCATCAGTTATGTTGCAACCTGCATATCTAAAACCAGTATACTCCATTTCAAGCTTTTTATGCTTTGTTGCAAAACTTTCACCTATTCTCTTAACACTAAAAGGTAAAAGTTTAAGTGAGTCTCTTATTTCAATAAAATAACCACCTGTTTTTATAATTATTGAGTACCACTGTCCACGTTCTGATATGCTATATTTAAATGTGTTGTTAGCCATTTCTTTTTCTTTTTGCCATTCAACGTCATAGTCGTGTTCACCTATTTTATTAAATGCTTGTTTGAAATGCTTATCAACCAATAAATAAGATAACCAGAATGCACCATCAAACTTTAAATTGTGATAGTAAGCAACTATATTAGATTTCAAGCTTTTAAAGTATTCAAATTGTTCACCTATAGAATGAAATATAGATACAGTATCAGTGAACAATTCCACGGAAGCACTAGCCCAAACTTCAGTAGCTACCTGCCCTGCGTAAACAGTTGTCTCAAAATCACACATAAAATAACGAAACTTTTTTACTTTCAAAATGGAATCTCATTATCTTCATCTTGTTCAAATGCTTCCATTACTCTAGCTCTAATATCGTCTGTATCTGACATAAACTCCATCATGTGCGATATGTAATCAAGAATTTTGTCTCTATCATACGCTATTTTGTATGTAACTAGATACCCTGCTTTAGCACCATCTTCGAGCATGACAGCTACAGCAAGTTCACCATTTTGTGCTATCTGTCTATCAAGCCAATCTGTTAATATCTCTCTGCACATTTCATTAAAATGTGTTAAATACTCACGATAATTAGATATCACAACTCTAGTAAAGAATGATGTATCATACGAAACATAGGTGGGTGGTGTAAAACCTTCTGTATTTGTACTTTCTTGTGTAGGTGTTTCAACTTGAATATTACGCTGTTTTTGCTTTGCTTTTCTTTGCTCTTTTTGCTGTTGCTTTACAATTTGCAACCCTTTTTTTCCAGAAATAACTTCGCCATATGTTGCTTTAGAAACGTATTCAGCTTTTTGATACAGCTTATTAGGTGTTAATTTTTCCAGTTTTCTAACGCTAGCTTGTGTTATTCTTTTTGGTCTACTTGGTACTACATTTTCAGAAAAAACAAAACCTTTTTTCTCTGCTCTGCGTATAAAAGATTTTACTCTTTTAAGTTGTTTATTGTACTCCTGCTCTACTGAAAATTTATTTTTTTTAATAGCCATAACTGCACCTCTTACTTAAAAAAGAGGAGTAACAAAATCCTGCGTGTTACTCCTCTCTTATCTTAATAAACCTGCTACTTTAAAATTTAAATATTAACTGACTCTGTGTCAAGTACACAGTTTACAAAATCTCGACCTGCTCTAGTTTTACCAGAAGTCTTAATTACTGTGAATGTTTCACCATCCATAATCTTTGCAATATCTGAAATTGATCTCTTAAACGTTGCAGACTGACAGGAATAAACCTTGTTATCTGGCGTGATGATAGAAAGAACGTTTACTACTTCCCCTGTATCTTCCTTTACATCTTCAAATTTAAGTGTACCTGCAACTGTGATCTTTGTGCCATCTGGTAGGTCTTTCACAGATGTGATTGCTGGTGAAATAGTCATAAGATACACTTCACGCTTGTTATAATCTCTGCTCATTTCTTTTAAGTTAATCATAGTATTAGTCCCCTTTTATGTGTTAGTTCTGTTCTGCGTCGTTATCTGATTCATCTGGTGAAGCATTTCTCGGTGGTAATACCTTTGCGTGCTCCATGAAATCCTGCTCTGTCATACCATACAATGTTTCAACCTGCTCTGTGTTAACAATGTGTACCGCCTTGACTGTATCGGTTTCAACCATAGGCTTAATCTTCTTTAATAAAGATTCTTCATCCTTATATGTGCGCGGTACTGTAACACTTACGTTGCAAGGTTCACCCTGCTCAATGTTGAGACACATTACGAATGCTTTTGTTGCTGTGATTGTTCTTGTTACCATTGGAACTCTAGCCATGTTTTTTGTTCTCCTTTTCTGTTGTTAAGATGTAAAAAAATATTTTTTTCACCCTTTTGGGTGAACGGGTAGTGCAGGAATCGAACCTGCAATTTCCTAGCTTACAGCACCTTGCTATATAGTAATTGAGTTGAACATGACGATAATCTCCTGCATAATTGCTATTATAGCACTTGAACCCTGCTAATAAGAGGGTACAGCGACTTACCTTTTGTCTGTAACTACCCTAGTGAGGTTGGGCAGCTAGTCATAGCTACCCAAATGGCTATGTAAACATTAAGAGAGGTTGGAAGGTAACCTTGTCTATGTCTATTTCTGTTTACAAGAGTATTATAGCATGTTTACATATAAAAAGTCAATACCTATTTGAAAAAATTTTTAGAAAAAATGTAACGAAACAATGTACTTAACATAATGGTTCAAAATATCGTTTGTTAACGTTTTTACTGTATCAGTACTTGTGATTTCCTGCGATATGCTTTCTTTTATATACCTACAATTATTTCCTGCTTTATCAATGATATCAACATACAATGTGTTGGAGTGTATGTGAATAAAAACATCATCTTTTAACCTCTTTTTTAGTTCCTTTTGCAATAATACGCATAAAATCGTTTTCATGGTGATTTTCTCCTTTACTTGTGATGTTTAGTTGCCAATGTGTAATGCTCATCTTGAGCAAAAAGGCGTATAGCGTTGAAGCTATAACCGTGCCTGCAATTCACACGCGCCTTAGTGTATTCTGCTTAATAGATTATTTGCTAGTTTCTTCTCTTAACTTGTATGCGTATAGGTTGATATCTGACCATGCAACATAAAGTGGTGTATCACGCAAGCTGTTTTCGTCAATCACAATGTAAAGCTTTGCAGAGATTTCTAACAACTTGTTATATAATTCTTCGTCACTCATACATTCACGCTTTCTTTTTGTTTGATGATATAAACATTACCGCATAGCTGAGCTTTGAGTCTAAGCGCTTTAATTCTTCCAGATAGTATTTCATTAGTGCCCTATCATATAGATTCTTTTCGCCAAATGACTCATTTTCTTTTTTTAATTCCATATATGAATAATGCTTTAATTCTAATTCATGAACAAATTTCTTATTAATATTTGGTAGTGCTAAAGCTGTTTTACATGTACTACGCTTTTCACACATTACACAATAAAGATAATTTGCACTAGTGCAACAAACACTTTTAAACTCTGGCTTCATTTTAGTCGTCCTCACTTTCTGAAACTGTAACATAACGTTTTGGCAATACTTTTGCAAGCTTGATAAATGACTGCCTTTACAGTGTAGCTAAACAATAATCATAGTCATAATTATTGCACCAAATATTGTCAAATGTTTTCCAAACTTTATTCGCTTCCACTGTTACTTTACTAGAAAGACCGAAAACTTCATCACAACGTTTGCAAGTATTCCATGCAATATTACATAAATCTTTTAGTTCCTGTTCACACATAGAATCATAACTTGATTTTAATACACCACTTAAAAAACTTATTCTAGTTCTTAAAGCGATTGACTCAGAACAGTCACCACCAAAAATACACGCATTACAATTACATCCTTCAAAACACTTTACCATAATATGATACCTCACTTTATTTTTTCTCACCCTGTTAAGGTGGAAGGGGCGACAGAGATTCGCACTAGCTGTCTACTCCGCTTTTACGGACAACCCACACCATAAGGGCAGACTACCCCTATGGCACACATTTTACTTCCTATCTCCTTTCCTTTTGATGATATAAGTATATCACATGTGCACTCATTTGTCAACCCTTTTTTGCAAAAAAAACGAAAAAATGCTGTACCCTACACCTTTTCAGCATTTTGTACAAAAAAGGGGGAAATATGGACGGGGTTTTTGTGTTAAAGGG